GAGACTTGCCATCAGAAAATGAATTAGTAAAAATTGAAAAAATATCTGAATATCTTTCTGAAATTGATTGGACTATTGAAAAATTTTCTATAACAGAAAAAGCAAAAGAAATTTTAAATAAAAAAGAATTAAAAAAACTTCAATTAAATATAAATAGAGTAAATAAAATTGAAGAGCAAGTAGATGCAGAGCTTAAAAGACTTGAAAAAGAAAAAAGTAAAAGAACAATTATAAATCCTAAAGAAAAATTAGACCATAAAAGAGGATGGTCTGAAATGATTGTTGATAATAGAAGGGTAAGTGGAAAAAATATTAAAGGTACTAATTTAGTTATATTTAAAAACACAAAAGGATCTTCTAAAGAAAAGTATGGTATATTTAATACTGAAACTAATGAAATCGTTGCATATGGAAGAATACAATCAGAAGCTATAAAAAACTCTCAAAAAGCAATAAAGGATAAAAAAACAAAAGAAACTGACGATTTAGCTACTGAGGATACAAAAAAATTAAAAAAGACTCTTACTTTAAGTGAGGAAGATAAGTATAAACAAAAACTTCATTCTCTTATTAAAAAAGCTAATTCAACTTTAATAAAACTTCAAAGCGAATGGAGCAAACCTAAAGATACAGATATAAAGAAAGTAAATAAATTTCGAAATGACATACTTAAAATTCAAGATAAAATAGAATTAATCTATGATAAAGAAAAAATTTCTAAATTTCTCAAAGCTTCTCCAGATGCTAATTTTACAAAAGATCTTAATTTATATCTTAGAGATATTGCTAGTAATCGATTTAAAGAACAATTCAAATCTGATGATCTTAAAAAGTATATGCAAATTGGAGATATGTATGAAAAAGGTGAGAAGTTAGCTACTAAGAAATTTATTGCTGATGCATTAAAAAAAGTAATGGGGAAGCATGCTCCAGATATTGAATCTACATTAGTAGATGAAATTGATAATAATTCCAATATACTTGGTGCTTATTCCGAAGGTATGGTTGAATTCGTACTTGGTAAAGCAACTCGACATACAGCTTATCATGAGCCTATACATTGGTTTTTTAATAGAGTATTAGATTCAAATGATTATAACAAATTGATTGAATATTTTGCTGATAAAAAAGGAATTGATTTTTCAAAAGCAACTTCTACAGAAGATCTTAATCGAATGAGAATTGAAGCAGAAGAAGAAGCAACTAGACAAGCAGCTGATTATGAATTAGGGAAAATGGATAGAAACATTGCTGAAGAAATTTTAGCAATATTAAAAAGATTTTGGATAAAAGTTAAGAAATTTTTAAACATGAGAATTTCTGATGAGGAAACAATATTTGATATATTTGAAAGAATCGGAAGAGATTTTATTATAAGAAATAATGATGATTTTAATTCTGAAAATGAAGTTTCATCTGTAGCTGAAGTTATTGAAGACGAAAATAATATTCCTATTTTTGAACTTCTTCCTATAGCATTATCTCGTATAACAGATAGCACAAGAGCAGAAATTATTGATAATATGCAAAGAAATAGAGCTAGTGAATATATTCCTAAAACTTTACAAAATAAAATTATGCCTTTGGGAATTCCATATTTAAAAACTAACAATTTATCTACTAGCTTAATTAGTTCAAATTCTTTTTTAGGGGAACATACTCAACAAATGGTTCCATTTGAATTTCAATATGGATTTGTAAATCATTTAATAAATAAACAAATGAAATCTGTCCAACTTAATGCAGATTGGTTTGAGTCTTTTATAAGAGAAAAATCTAAAAATGATCATGTATTAAAAATATTTGAAAAGGAGGCTTTTAAAGCTTTTTACGAAGATGTTATAAAGCCTGAAATAGATAAGGGTGTAAAATCTATAGATGTTGTTGATCTTGTTCCTATGTACGAAGATTATATGAAAAAAGAATTTCCATTAAACGCAATTTCAATAAAACATCCTGTACATGATTATGAAATAACAAAACCAAATGTTAATTTTACAATGCTTTATGGATTGCAGAGTCTTTTAAATTCTGAAAAATATGATGATGATTGGCTTTCAACTAGGGTAATGATGACAAATGATAGATTGTATAAAGGCCAAGGACATGGAGGTTGGGAAATAGATGATCAATTATCAGAAGAAGATTTTAATAATCGAAAAATTGATATGGGAATTGGTTGGTATAATTACATAGAACCAAGATTTATAAATGATGAAGAATCTAAAAACCTTGCTTTTGTTTACGAAATTCAAAGAGATATAGATAAAAAAATATCTGGTATTAATGCAGATGAATCTCAATACAAAGCTCCTATAATAGGGGTTCCTATTAAATATCAAAAACTTATTGAAGAAGGATCTTTGAGTATTGAAGATGTATCTTGGATTCAATTAAGGCCCAATGCTATTCATGTAGTAAATTCACAAGAAGAAAGGGTTTCTCAAGCTGTTGGAGAAGAAGTACTACATAGATTGTTTGTCAAAAGTAATGCATACAGTTCTCCTTATAGTGTTGTATTTCCAGAAACTAAAGATAAAAATAAAGCTTTTTGGTTGACAAGGGCTAATAAAGATGATTTATTCTACAGATTTGTAGAGGAACAAAACCAAACAATGGAAATGACAGAAAGACAACTTGGTATAAGTATGAGGAAATCAAAAGTTTTAAAATTGTTTCTTCCTATTTTTTATGAAATGACTTCTTTACATAATAAAAATCCAGAAATGGTTCATAGAAGAATTACAAAATTAATTAATCATTGGAATAGTTTACAAAAAGACTTAATTAACAACAAATTAAGACCATTATCTATTCCAAACCAAGAAACTATTAGAGGATTAAGAAATCGAACAAAAAACGATTTTGTAACTAATTTATTTGGAGATCAAATTCCCCTTTTAAATACCAATTTTGATGTTGCGGTATCTAAAGATTTTGAAGTGAAAGGAATGCAAGGATGGAGGAATGACTTGTCTGGGTGGTCTCAAATTGATGAAATTTCTGAAAAAACCTTTCTTGATAAGAATAAAATTGTACCAAAAAATTGGCCTTCATTAAAAAAAGTTTTAACTATTTTAAATATTTCACCTAAAGAAAAAAGTATTATTTTAAATCAAGTAGATAAATATTCTACAGAATCTAATTTTCTTGAATATCATTTAATTAGACAAACGATAGCTATTCTTTATGAGTTAATTGGGAAAGGTGTATATTTATCCTACGGCTTAAAAACAAAAGGAGAAATGCAAAAAAGATTCCAAATAGATTTTAATGGAGTTAATAAATTTATAGGAGGAACAAATAAATTTGTTAGAAAAAAAATAGTAAGTTATGAAAATTCTGTTAGATTTTTGTCAAATAGAAAGCTTTGGTTAAAAAGGAAATTAGATCTTTATCGAACTCCAGATTTACTTGTTAAAAGAGCTGTCGATTATGTAAATGTTGGCAATAGAATGTTTAAAGGATTAATGAAATCACAAGAATTTCAAATGCATGATTATGCTAGTACTTATAATAAATTGCTTTTAGAACAAATTTCTCCAAAACATCCAGATTGGAAAATTCTTAAAAAATTAGAATTAGAATTAAAAGAATTTAGAAGATTGCAAATTGAGCATGCAATACGATTAGCTCATTCAAGAGGAAATAGAGAATTTGGATTTGCAGGTGCTGACGCAAATATAATAATGGAACAGGAGTCAACCAAGTTTGCTACAACATCTAGGATCTATTTAAATGTTTTTGAACTTAATGATCCAAAAAGAGCTAAAAGTTATTATGATTGGAAAGCAATGGGAGTCTCTAAATCCTTTGTAGATAGATATTTTGGACTTGGGACGGGAAATCATTTAAAAAGTGATGAAACGATTAAATCAGAAATAGATGATTTAATAAAAGATTATATATATAAAACAAAAAAACCAAATGTTCAGCCTACACACTATATAGAACAATTATTTGAAATACCATTTTCAAAAGTATCATCAGATTCTCCTAGAGCTTATGTTTCAATAAATGCTAAAAATGAATTTTATATACAAATTCCATACAAAGATGATATACCAATAAAAGACAGAACAAATAAAGAAACTGGAAAGTTTGAAACAGCTAGAGAGCAAGTTGAAAACTACTACAGAGATATGCCAAAATTAGGCCCTATGTTTACTGAGTTTCGTAAAGTTGCAAATAAATATGGTCTTAAAATTGATTTTAAAAGCTACAAATCATTAAAATCTACTATAGCAGTTGCTACCCTTCCAGATACATTAAAAGAAAAGAAAGTTAAAAGATTTCATAAAATAAAAGGCCCTAAAGGTTGGAAAAAATGGATTACTGATATAGGAGAATTATCTGGAAAATCTGGAACAAAAGAAAAAGCAACAGCAATTGACGATACTATTGTTGATGATACTGTTAATTTAATAGCAGCTAAAAACAAACTTGATAAACCATATACAGTTATTGAGCATTTTGATGCTTCTTTTAATAAAATAAAAAATAAATACGGAATTGAAATTAGTGATTATGTTCCAGCTGTCAATAGAGCATTAAGAGCTATTAAAGATAAAGAAAAAAGAAATTTAGTAAAAAATTGGCTTAGTGAATGGGCTGTAGGTAAAGATCCTCAAATCGCTAGTAAAATGAGGTCTGATAATCCTGCTTTAAATTTTGTAGAATTAATGGGTTTTGGAGCAAAGAAAAGATATAGATTAAAAAGAGAAATAGCTGATCAAAGAATGGTTGAATCTATTATAGATGCTTTAGATAAATCTGGAGTTGAAGATTCACATGATATTTCAAGAGAAGGATTGGAAATTTCCGATGTAAGTGATACTGAAGAAATAGCAAACAATATGACATTTGAATCATATGATTTTAGGAATGATTCATTTTTTAAATTTTTAGAAGGCACTATTTCTAATGGATGGTTAAGCGCAAAGCAAACATCTGAATTATTAGATGAAGTTAAAGTTGGAAATTATGAAACTACTTTTCTTCCGTATTTAGAAAAAACTTTTGGTTTTGTTCCTAACACTACTCTTGAAAATAATATGGTAAGAAATTTTTGGGTAAGAAATCAACCTATTAATAGACAATCTTCTATAGACAAACCTTCTTGGTGGTGGGCCAATTTAGATCCTAATGGAAATAAAATTTCAAATAAAAATGATAAGAGATTAATTCCAAAAATAGGAGGACATCCTAAATATGGAAAAGATATAAGAAGTAATAAAGATTTACCAAAAACTTCTAATGTTTCTTTTATTGATTGGGATAACAAAAATTATACTTGGATGAGTGGAGGCGAAATAAAGTTATCTAGAATGTTTTTAAAAGATATGGTTGATGTTTTTGTTGGTAGTCAAAATAAAGATGGGTCTAGGTATTATTCAAAACCTATGTATTTAACTGTTACTGGATCGTTATTAAGAAGTTTTGATACTAAGTTTGCTATGTTTGCAGATGATTCAAAAGGTAAAGGATTCCCATTAACAATTGTTGATGTAAAGTCTGGAGGAAACAGTCCTTCTTTTATAATAGCAAGAGCAAATAAAGACATAATGGATATAGCATCTACATCGGATAAAATTATTGAATATTATCAAAATGAAGTTGATTATGGAAACATAACTTTTAAGATGAGAGATGTTATATTAGATTCTATTGTAAATGAAACAGAAAAATCTAAACTAAATAAATATATAATTGCTCAACATATTACAAGGCACGAAGTTATGAAAAGAACTAGAGGCCGAGATTATATGATGAGAAGCACAAATCAAACTCATCATTCTAGAAGATTAGCTATTGATGATGGTGATGGAATTGTAGCTGTAGGAGCTGGTGATTTTACAGTAAAAATATTAGATCAATCAAAATTATTTGTTTCAAAAGGAGAACCAGGAGCTGCTACTTCTTCAAAAAAAATACCTATGGCAGATTATGTTGCAGGTCTTCCAGATAAATATCATGGAGATGGAGCTTTGTGGGTTGGTTCTGATTATTTAGATAAAACTGCTGAAGCAATAGGTAGAGTTCCTATATCTCCAATGTCTTCTAAATTAAGAGAAATTAAAAGTAGAATTAGGTGGATAAGTAAAAATGATGATTTTTCAAATATTCATCATCCAGTTGAGCAAAGTGAGGAGATAGAAGGGACTCATTATGTAGCTTTTAAATCAAATGAATTTGTTCCAGAAGAAAATATATATATTACAGATGAAAATGATAATATTATAGTATACACAGAGCTCCAAGGTTCTGACATAATTATACGAGATGGCGAAGATAATCAATTAGATATGTTTGGAACTTTAGACGAAGCTAAAGAGCCAGATGGTGGAAGTGGATCATTTAAATTAAATGGAAGAGTTGCTACAGACACTCTTACTCTTCCAGAAGATTCTAGAAGAATTGTAAAAATTCCTAAACAAACTGGTCACAACAGCGCAGCTTTTCCTTGGATGTGGGTAAGTCATTTATACGACAGTTCTTTTGATTCTTTAAGAGATGGTATTATAGATAAAATGTTAAATGTAGCTAGATCCAATATGAATGCTATGTTTTCTGCAAGGAAAGATCCAAATGTTATGAGAGCATTAATGGGGCAATTTAAATCAGATGGTCTTTCCATTGTAAATGAAGTTGATATGCTTTTAGAACCTAAGCCAGGCGAAATGATTCAAGATGGTTTTATGCATCCTCATTTAATGACAGGGGTAGTAGAACCTATTAAAAATAAAATGATTAAAGAAAATTCTTACAGAGCAAGAAGAAGAGGTTTTGGCAGTTACCCAGTAATAAAACCCGACATCACTAAAAGTCTTGTTAGATCAAAAGAAGGTGTTGTAATTAGTGGCGATGATGTTACTATGGTAAGATTTTTAAAAGATATTTTAAATGTATCTGGATTTAACAATGATTTAATAAATAATATAAATGAATCATTAAGAGATAACCCAATTTATGTTTTAGCAGGAAGGTGGCCTACCTATACACAAAGTAGCGTCTTTTTAGCTAAAGTTGAAAAAGTTATGCCAAGAGGACATGGGTCTGTAGTTTGGTTTCATCCAGATACTGCTTTAGGAAAGCTACAAGCAGACAATGATGGTGATAATGCTTTCTTACTTGCTATGTATTTTGGAGATAGATACAAAGACAGAAAAATAGTTAATATGTTAAAATCTAAAAACATTAAAGATGAATTTGAAAAAAGAGACCAATTTGTAAGGTTAGAATATTTTTCTAAAAAAGAAGATGATTACCATGTAGGTAAAAAATCAGATTCTTATGTATCAGCTGGAAGATTAGGAAGAGGAATTAATTCTCAAGGCATTATGATGAATTCTATAGATTTTATGGAAAATATGTTTTATAAAGAATTAAAGATGAAAATTGGAGGACAATCAATTGTTGTAAGAGACCCTGATAAAATAAATAGAGTAATGAATTATGCTAAGCTAAATGATGATGTTACTCAAGAAATGTTAGATAACTCTAAAATGGGTAAATTAGTAGACAAAAATGGTATTGAATGGGAAAGTGGTGATAAATATCTTATGACAAGTCCTATTATAGAACTTAGAATATTATTGCAAGCAGCTGTAGATAATGCTAGTTATAGTTATCTTTCTGATTGGGGTTTTTCTGGTTACAATTATTTAATACCAAAAATGTTTGTTCAAGATAATGGTTCTCAAATAGGATCAAAACAAGCTATTACTATTTCTTCTCTTATAAGAAAAGAATTAATGCACAATGTTTTAAGAAGAGGAGTAGACGATACAACTAAAAAATCTCAAACTATGGCTGAAATGTTTCAATCAAGTAAAGACATTTATGATCTTAATGAATTATCTGGCAAAGATAAAGGATCAGAAATAATGAAAAGAGCAAATATTAGAAGGCTTAAATTTGGTAAAACAAGTAGGTTAGCTAAACAAACATTAAAAATTGAAAGCATAACATTTAATAATAAACTTACTGCTATGGAACAATTATTATCTATACCGCATGAGTCTTTATTAAAATATCAAAAAGAAAATCCTAATGATTTAGTATATGAACATCCATTTGGATATACTAGAAATAGAATAACAAGAGCAATTATGCAGACTCAAAAAGATTTATACACAATACAATCTAAAGAATCTAGATGGTATCCAGAAGTTGGGTGGGAAAAAGAAAAACAAGTTGCTAGAAATTTTGCTAATCATGCTACTGGTGAATTCCATAGAATAATGATGAGCGCAAGGATGCATGAAGATATTACTAAAAGTAGAATTACATCTTCAGGCTATCCGTATCAAGATGAGATTTTAAAATTTATTGATAAATGGTTAAACAAAGGTGATAAGAAAAAAGGAATACCATCATTTTTAGAAATGAGTAAAGAACAACAAGCATATTCTACATTAAGATTTTTAAGAGGAACTTTAAAGTTTTCTACTAAACGAAGTGATAAGATTACAGCAAGAGAAGAGCAATTAGGTAATTTAATAATTAATCTCAGGGAAAAATTGCTTGATCCTGACATTACTGAAGATAAAAAAGTTGAAATAGAATCTAAAATAGAAACACATCAAAATACTCTTTCAAAGACTAGAGAACCAGATAGTTGGTTAAAAATGGGAAGAGCAAGAGATATTGAAAAAATGTTGCCTATGCCTCTGATGCATCCAGATGTTTGGTCTGAATATATAAATAGATTTGGCCCTAATTTAAGAGAAGCTTCTAATGAAAAAATAAGATTAAGTGCAGATGCTAGATATGAAGATAGTAATAATAAGACATATGAACAATTAATGAAAGGATGCAAATGAGTCTTTGCGATGATAAAAAATTTGCAGTCGATTTTACTAAAGAAGAAAGATTATCTTTAGAAACTGATCTTGTATTTGGAATTAGACAAATGATCGGTTTGCCTATTGATAAATCCTCTAATAAAGAATTTAATAAAGCAGAAGCAAATAGAGAAAAAAAGAGATACAAAGAGCATAAAAAACTTTATGATTATTTAATTGATTCAAGTAAGGAATATTTATATGCAATTAACAACCCTTTTGTAGTACCTGCTGAAGCTGTAGAAATGAGATTAAAATGGATTCAAGGAGTTTTTCAAGAAGCTTATTTTCAGTCTGCTTTTGCTGATCCAGCAAATCCTTTTATGGCTGGTTTAAATAATCATAATGAATGGGATCATGGCAAAATAAGATACATAAGAAACAAAATGTCTGGTTGGGAAAAAAGAGCCGGAAAAGGAGGGTTGACTCAATATGAAAATACTATTAAAAAACCTATTCTTGTTGCAAGGTCTTTAGATCCTAGTGGATACACATCTAGCTTTGTTAAAATGACTGAAGAATTACTTGATTCTTATTTGCAAAGAGGATATGGATGGAAATATAGTATTGTTGATCCAATTACTGGTAAAAAGAATCCAATATCTTTAGGTGAAATAGATGAAAGATTAGGACAAGTATCTGCTAGAGGTTCAGTTGCTGAGTTAACAAATAATGAAAATTCTTTAGCTCCTATTCAACTAATGGATGAATTAATTCACAATGAAGTAAGAAATATTATACCAATTAATATTTCAACAGATCCAGAACAGTTTATTAAATGGAGAAATTCTTGGGCTGGTAAAAGATTTTTTAAACAAATGTCTGCTGGGGAATCTGAAAGGCACGAAATAGGAGATTCTGATTCAAGATATGTTATGATTCCTTTACATTCAAATGATACTGGAAAAAAGATTTTAAGGAATTACAGAAAAAATCAAATTAAAGAAAATATTCTTTCTAAAGAATTAGACCCAGGCGAAAATGAAAATGCATATCTTGTTTATAGAATACCAGATAATTTGGATAGTTTTTTCAAAGATATAAAAAAGAATAAACTAATTACTAAAGAAATTCTTGAAAAGCATTTATTACCTACTGAGTTAGAAGCTGGTTTTTTTACAGCTAATGATCATAGAGTGTATAAATATGAAAGCATGGATGAAAATAATATTGTTCCTAAAAGAAAATATGCAGATTGGACTAGTGGAGTTAAATTAGAAAATAAAACATATCAACCCCTAGATGAATGGATGCCAGAATTGTGGGAAACTATTAAAATGCAAAGAGATTGGTATAAAGTTTTTTTTGATAAAGTATTAAAAAAAGATACTAAAGAATCGTTAGAAGAACTTCAATTTTATATAAAATCTTTTACTAGAAGAGCTATTAAATCTGGATGGCCGGAAGAAGATGTTCAAGAACTTCTGGAAAAAATTAACAGTCTTGGTGGAATTAGTTTTAATATCTTTGAAGATGATCAAGGTAATTTTATTTCTTCTAATATGTTTGCTAGAAAAGCTTCTGAATGGAGTTATGGCAATGTAAAATTTTATGATATTGTATATCAAACAATGTTAGAAAAAGCTTATAAGGTAATAACAAAATCTTATTTACCAGAAATCGAAGCTCAACTTGCTGTTGATGAAAATGTTATGAAAAGTGAAGAGTCTGATAGTATGGAAAAAGCTGAATCATCTGAAAGAATATCTGAATTAAAAGATAAAAGAGAATTTTATGAAGAAATGATTTCAAATATGCACACTAGGTTGTATGGTAAAGATGATGGAGATGCTGACAAAAATGAAATGATAATGTCAAATAGAGTATTAGCTACAAAAGCTAGAACTTTGTTTACAGATCACAAGCAAAGAAGAAAAGATAGAGAAGTACCTAAAGAATATGTAGATCAAGCAATGAGAGCTTTAGAGCTTGTAAAATTAAAAACTATGCTTTATAAAGCAATAGGAGCTATGCACCACAATCCAAAATTAGTTGATTGGATGGTTGATCATGCAAAAGTTGCTTATGGAGATGTTGATATAGAGTCTGGAATTGGCCCAATTCCTTCTGACCAATCTGTAGCAAAATATTTACCAGAAAGATGGACTGCTGAAAATGTTAGAGATTCAAATTTAATATGGAGAGGTTACAAAACTGGAGCAAATTTAGGCACTTTTACTACTGTTCCTAATAATCTTCAAAGATTAAATGGAGTGATTAATTACGGATATAAAAATACATATAATTCTATGAGAGCTTTGTCATCTAGAGATGAAAATAATGTTTCAGCAGATTCAATATGGCAACAAGTTGAAGAAACTGGAGTTTTGCACCCTGGAAATGCTTTTGTTGATATGCTTACAATGGGTATGACATTAGAAGGAGATAGTGATTGGAAAGAAGGACTTATGCCTTTAGTAGATATTGCTAGATTGTTTAAAACAGTAGTTTTGAGTGACTGGATTGATCAAAGTTCTTCTTGGGATAGATTGATAACAAATGCAAGAAAAAGATCTACTGAGGAAGCAATTACAACTCAAGAATTAAAAAGAGTTAAAGAAGAATTACATAGAATTGTTCATGGCTCGTATACTAAAGAAGATGAAAAAAGATTAAGAAAAAGGTTTTTAGATTTAAAAATTGGATTAGGACTAAAGACTGTGAACAGATTAGTTAAATGGAAACTTGAATGGTTTCCTTTTGCAGCTGCTGAAGAATTTTTGACTATGAAAGGATCTGAAGCTAGAATGAGAGCTGAATTTGCTCATATGGGTTTTATTAATGCTTATAATCATGGTATGGTATATGTTCCGCCTGATAAGCAAGGATGGAAATATACAGATTCTCCAGATGCTGTAGATGAGGCAAGAGTTTATGTTTATCATAATTTATTTGGATTAACAAAAGTTATATCTCCTAAAGCTATGAGAGGTGGGTTTGGGGGAACATTTTTTCAATGGAAACCTTATGAGTATAATCAAGTAATTGTAGAAATGGAGATACTAAGATCAGTTGCTCTTTCTTCAGAATGGGTTGAAGAGAGAGGATGGGATCCAAAATATGGATGGGGATCACTACCTTTTAGAATTTCTTTTCAAATTGCTAAAAAAGTTTTAAGAGGAGGTTCTCAATCAGCTAGAGCTTTTGGATTTAGTAAAGATCAAATTCATTATTGGCAAAGGATGTTTAAATTAAATAAAGAATTAGATGATAAAAATTTAGATAGAGCTGTTAATTTTTTACTGATAAGAGGTGTAGCAAGCGTGGGTATGAAGCTTTTATTTATGAAAGCTTGGCCATATACAATTTTAAAAAGCTATCAAGGACTTGTTAGACCTTTTTTTAGAAGCAAAGTTAATGTTAGAGGATTATCTGGATTAGAAAGTCCTTTAATTTCAAGAACTCTTAATATTGCAATTTTCCTTGCTATTTTATTACAGGCTATGACAGGGGAAGAAGAAGAAGAATTTGAAGATATTTTAAGAGATTGGACTCCTTCTGAAATTGTTACTCTTTATTTATGGATACTTGATTTTGGTGAAAATTTTTGGAGAGGATCTAAAGTTTATTTACCTACTCCTATTGATATATTATCACCTGGCGGGCCAGCAGATGAAATTTGGGAGACTGTAGACGACTATTTATCTTTTTAAAAAAAAAGAGGCGAGCAACAAATTAATGCTACCCGCCTCGAGCCGTTAACTTATATAGGCTATTTTAATAGTTTAGATAGTTTGTGTATTTCTGAATTAAGTTTTTCTAATAGTTTTGCTATGTCTTTTAATATTTCTTTGACTAAATCATCACTCATTGAATCCTCCTCCTATTTCAAAAAACATAGAAAATATTCCAATTTTTAATGTTGATTTAGAAGATGCAAACATTAATTCTATCCAAAATAATTTTTCATATATTTTAAATATAAAAAACATTTGTTTTTCAAATGCAGATAGTACTGAATGCTCTACTTCTATTATGTTTTTATATCCAATATTCCATTTTTCTTCCATTTTAACTTTTGTTATGTTTGTTTTGCTCATATGTTTCTCCTTCTTCTTGGTACATTCCGTACATTGTTATTAAAACACTATCAGCGTTCCAAAGTGTCGCTGGTTTATCTGTATAAACAGATGCTATTTCTTTTAATTTATTTTTTCTATCTTTTTTTATTTTAGGTAGTTTTTCTCCGATTTTATTTTCCCAGAATTTCATCCATTTTTGTGGTGATACTTCAACTATTTTGTTTATTTTACGATTGCTATGTAATAATCCTAACCATACTCCATAGTTCACTCCAAACTTAAATAAAGAGCTCCTTCCATCGTGAGGCATAGCATGGACTTTTTCTATGTATGCTATCTTCTTTCCTTTATTAAAAGCTTGAACAGCCATTGAGACTGATATTCTTCTTCCAGATATAAGTTTATGACATTTATGTGAGTACAATTTTTTTTCTATTAATGATGTAAAACTAATTGCACCATTGGCACCTGGGTCTACTCCTATTACAGTTTTATTCATTTTTTATCCTTTGCTTTATCTTTTTTATAATCTCGTCTTATTTTTAACCATTTTTTATCTATTACTTTTTTACCATTTTCATTTATAATAAATGGATCAAAATGATGGTATTCACTTTCTATATCTTTAAGATCTTCTCTATTTAAAAAATCTAAAAACTCTGTTGTTCTCATTGTGCATCTCTCCTATATGCATAGTTGTGTGGACTTTTAACATACTTCTTTTTGTATGTCTTTCTTTTTTTTATTGGTGGTTTATATTTATCACTAATTATTTCGCCATCAAATTTATTTATTATTATTTCTATTAATTCTGATGTTTCGTTTTGATTGTTATTCTTGTATTTGTTGCATCCAACATTAATTATTTCTGAAGGAATTGTTTTGGGTGCTTCTTTTTTATTGATAAAAAACCAATAACATTTAGAATTTACTTCAAAGAAACACCCGTAGCAACTTTTACTCAATATTGTCCTTTTCAGCCATTTCTGGGTTTAAATAAAATTTACATCTATTGCCGTTAAATCCAGTTAAATGAGTTCCTATTCTTCCGTATCTGCTTTTAGAAACAATTATTTCACTTTTGTATGGTGAATATTTTTCACTATCAAAATTGTATCCATAGAATACAAACATTGCTGATTCAGCAGTTTGTTCAATTACTCCTGACTCTGCATAATCACTCATACGAGGTCTAGGGTCTAATCTTCTTTCTATTTCTCTATTTAATTGTGATACTAAAATAGAAGAACAATTTTCTTGTTTACATATCCATTTATATTCTTGCATTATTTTTTCTATCTCGAATCTTCTGCCTTCTTTAACATTGTTTACATCTATTAATTGTATATAATCATCTATAACTACATCTGGTTTATATCTCGATATTTCTCTTAAGCATTCAGATAGGCTTCTTATATTATCATACATCATAAAGTTTTTATATTTTTCTTTTATTGATTTTGATGTTTCTTCAAATTGTTTTTTATCTTTTTCTGACAAATCATTTCTTCTCATATTGCCATATTGCAAAGATTTACTTTCCATTACTGCTATCTTTTTTAACATTTCAGTATTGCTCATTTCTCTATTAAATAACATAACTTTAAATCCTTGAGAAATTAATCCTCTAATTATGTTTATTATTAATGTTGTTTTTCCATGACCGGGCCTTCCTCCTATTACTGTTATTTCTTTACGAGTCATTCCGCCTGCAAACATATCAAGATGAGCTAAATTAAATGGTATTAAATTAGTATCTTCTTTTACAGTCATTTTCATTTCTTCAACTAAATCTCCAATATCTTTTCTTTTAGATGGCTGTATTGTTCTTAATTCATTAATAAGTTTATTATGTTTTTCTAAAATTGATCCTACTTTTGTATAATCGTCATAGCTTGCATTTACTAAATTGTGAGCTGATTTAGCAGTTTCTCTTTGAATATATCTTTCCCAAACTATTCTTGCATAATGTTCTACATTAGCAATTGTAGGAACTGATTCTACTAATCCAGTTATATAGTATGCCATTCCTTCTTTTTTAATGTCTTTTATTTTATTATTTAATGTTATAAAGTCTATTTTTATTCCATCATATTTTAAGTCTTTTATTGCTTTCCATATTATTTTATTATCTTCATTATAAAATGCATTATCTTGTCTTACCCAAGCTATTGCTATTTCATGTTCTCTTTCTCCTCCATTTATCATGCATCCTAACAATGCTTGTTCAGCGTCATCTGAATGTGGAAGCGGTTGAGATTCTTTTACACCATTTTCCATTTAATCCTCCTTAAATAATTGAAATTGTGTTGTTGGTTCGTAATTCATTATTACATACTCTTTTCTTTGTATGTCTCTAGCTTTTTTTGTTGCTCCTGCGTATTTCATTTTTATGGTTTTTATGTTGTAATTAGAGTATAATTCTTCAACTTCTTCTCTGTAATCATAGCTTATCATAAATTTTGCATTATTTTTATCTATAGTGTCTACACATTCTTTTAGTCTTAAATGATCTTTATTTGTAAATCCATTCATATAATAATCACCTCTGTCTGTTGCTATAAAATATGGTGGATCTAAATACCAAAAATCATTTTCTTTAGGTTTATATTTTTCTATTAATGTTTCAAAGTCTAAGTTTTCTATTGTTGATCCCCCTATTCTGCTTCTTGAATATTCAAGCTCTTTTTTCCAATTTTTTTTCATATCTTTGTTCATGGCAAATGGAGTGTGAATAAGCTTGTTAAAACTATATCTTATACAATAAAGATATTTAGCAGCTTGCAAAGGGTCTGGTATATCAAACTCTTTTTGTTCTTTTATTTCCCCTTTAAAATCTAAGAATAATTTTCTTGATTTAGGAATCCAATTTAAATAATAAACAAGTTTATCTATGTCTTTTATTACACACATATATAGATTTATTATATTATTATCAATATCATTAAGAACATTCCACTTTGCTTTTGTTTTTCTAAAAAACATTGATAGACCGCCAGAAAATACCTCAAAATATCTAATATGATGGGGTATGAGAGGAACAAGTGTTCTGCTCATCTCATACTTCCCACCATAATAAGGTATTACAATTGGACAATCATACCAATCAAGCGACGGCAATTTTAGCCTCTTTCAATGCCCATTTTTTGACAGTTGGATATAACTTTCTTTCAATAGCATGAGTTGATTGAGATGTTCTATTCATGTGATGACTAAGGACATTTGTGCCTACATTAAATAGATCCCAAAATGATTTAGGACTATTAGCTATTAAAGATTGAGTTACTAACTCATTGGCTTGCAATGGGAACATACGAAGAAATTCTACAATATGCCTATCTTTGAACTTAGTATCTTGAAGAACAGGAAATTCTTCTTTTAGTAGATGCTTAGTATTTTCTATAGTTTGTACTATAACAGATTCAATATCATTTAAAGATATATTGCTCTTAATATGTTTGTTTCTGTATTTGTGTGCTACTACTCCAATAACAAGACCATTAGAACATATAATTCTAAATGCACCTGCTATAATGTTTACTCCAACAGTTCCATTATAACTATTATCAATGACTATTTCTGGAGTCATTTCATCATCTTTACCAATCTTAACTAAGTGATTTGGAAAATGCCAATTCATATGAACCTTTTCACCTTTACCAAATACATTTACTTCTTTAAGCTTTCCACCATTCTTCTTTACTATAGGAGCAGCTGCCTCTATAATTTGCTTGTTAGTAATTAGTTTATAATTATCAGACATACAACTAAGAATATCTCCTGTGTCTTCTCTTACTATAAACTTGTGATTAGTTTGAACTTCCCTAACGCTACTACCATTACCTTTATTTTTCTTAGTTATTTCATAGTAAGCTGGTACTTCCATAACTGGAAACATAGCATCTGTTATTTTACTTTTCATGATTCTCTCCTTTTTCATGATTTATTATTGGAGGCGTACTACCTAACATACGCCTTTCATTTTTTCTTATGCTGTCAGCATTTGCATTTCTATTTTGAATTATAGATCTTAAATATAAAAAACCTTTACCTTTTGCATAATGTCGTGATTGATAATATTGCTCAATTCCCCATTCTACTGTTTTGTCTTCTATATTTTTTATTCCAAATAAAAATCTGAAATAAGATGATCCATCTTCTGTATCTATGTTGTTAACAATTAACTTTCCTATTTTTCTTAAAAGTTTTGCTGTTTTTTTATTTCTATTACTTTGTAATTCTCTTATTTCTTTTGTTTTATTATATTTTTTAAAGTAAGAATATCCACAAGATGGACATTTAAAGGCTTTTTTGTCTTTCATCTTTTTTAACTTCCCTTGTTTTTAAAAGATTTTTTATTTTATTTAAAACTTGTTTAGCTCCGATATATCCATGATCAGTTATTAATCCTTTGACTTTTCCCATTATTCTCTCCTTATTATTTAGGTTGTGCAATTTGCCACCCTTTTATTCCGTTACAAGGGGGGCATATTCTTTTTTCTTTTCCATATGTAACAAAATCTTTGTAGTATATAATTTCATTTGGGAATTTATTTTTTCTATCTCTTATAGTTTTAATTTCCCAACAATCTTTACAATTTTTACAATGAAATATTGTTGAATCTATATTACTTTTCATTCTTCTTCTTCTTCATAAAATTTTCTATCATATTCGTATATTTCTGCTTGTTCTTCATAATGTTCATCTCCAGGGTCTTGAGGAGATACCCATTTTATTTTAATATTTTTATTTGTTGTATTTGTTGATTTTTTCTGTTCTTTTTCAATATCAACAGTAATTATACCATAATTTGTTTCATCAAATGGATCTAATGCTTTTCTAGCTATTTTTTTAAGTTTTTTAGCTTTTCCATTTTTGTTTTCTGCAATTTCATATAAAGCTAATTTGTATATATTATAATATTTTTCTATATGTGAAAGTCTGCTTTCTAGTTGTTTCATTCCAGAAAGAATTTCTCCTTGCGATCCTTCTATAAAAGATGCTTCACAATTATCACATATTCCATTTGAATTTGCTGTTGGTTTGTCACACTCATGACAATGAATTAAATTAGGCATGTTGTCTCTCCTATTTTTATTTATTTAATTAATTTAACTTCTGTTTCACAAGCCCATCTATGTTTTCCTAAATAAAAAGGACTATCTTCTGATGGCATTTGATCTACTGATGTTACTAAAACAGTTACAGATACTTCATTTGTATCTAGAACTATTGCTCTTGTTCCAGTTTCAAGCTCTACAAGCTCCCCAACATCTATATTTTTTATATATTTATAACCATTTTGAGGTTTCCATTTTGGTTTATCTTTTAATGCTTTTTCAGTTAATTTATTTATTGCTTTGAGTTTTCTGTTCCATTTTGTTTTTGGTTTCATTTTCTTCTTCTCCTTTAATTATATCATTTTTTATTTTAACAAAATCTTTTCTTATTTTTTCATAGATTTTAGCATCATCCCATTGTTCAAAATGTTCAGCTGATTGTTGGGAATAAACTAAAGCAATTATAGTCCATTCTAGTTCAGATTTTGTTAATTTTATTAATGCTGTTGATTCTTGCATTTTTTTTCCTTTATAAGTTTTTTTATTATAAGTAAAAACCATATTAAAATAATTGATTGTAAAAATAACCAAAAATAAAATATATATTTCATGTGTTTCTCCTTTAGGAAAGAGGGCGGCTATACCAATAAGGGGAGAGACAAGGGAAGATGCGAGATAAAACTCAAATCAATAGCCGCCCTTGTCTCAAATTTACATTTGTAATATTGTTTTTAACAAATGCAATTCCTTATCTTTTTATTTGCAATTTAAAAAGGAACCTCCTCATCCAATTCATCTTCTGATAAAACTTGACCTTCGGGCCATGGTTTTACATCTTGAACTTTAAAAGTAGATCTTTTTACTTGTTCATCTTCTGGAAGATGTTTTGTTTCAGATGTGACAAATTCACGCCTTTTAATTGTAACCATTACAGGCTTTCCTTTGACATCTTCTTCTTCTAATAGCATAAGTGATTTAACTTTTTTACCATCAACTTCTTGCTCTTCACATTCTATACCTAGATTGCTTAAAAGCTCAAAGTATCTACGATTCTTGCTACTAGAACTTGTGTCTGTAAATACAAACCATCCATTATCATAGAAAGTTCTATCTTTTAGATGATCGCAATTTATAGTAGATTGCTTTCCTTTTCCATTCATTACTGGAATAGGCTCACCTAACTCATCTTTTTTGTATTCATATCCATCCATTTCCCATTCAAGTTGAGTCATTTTTTCAACTTCATCAGCAGTTTTATATGTCATATTAACAACAATAGCTGATCCTGCTTTTGTATTAACTTCTTTAGTAGATAATGTTAATATATGAGCTGGGTAATTTCCTTCTTCAATAGGTTTCCATTGAGAATTTGGATCGAATGTTGCATTTAGTGTTTTTGCCATTTGTTATTTTCCTTTTTTTACAGTTGTGTATTTTTCAAGTAGATTTTGGTATTCAGCTAAAAATTCATTCATTTTTTTGCTAGGTTCAGAACCTCTTCCTCCTCTCATATAGAGTCTTGGAATTACCATTTTTCCATCAGCAGTTTTTAAAAATCTTGTTATAGATTTTGATTTTTTGCTGACACTACCTGTTTTTTCCATTTCAGATATTGCTTTTTTAGAAAGAACACCTGCTTCTTTTAGCTTTTGTATGTCGCTAGATGCTACTTTTCCCATCTATCTCTCCTTTTTTTATGTGTTAATTCCAAATCCTCTGGTTGAGGAAGTGGAACTTCTTCGATTGTGAAAGTGTGAAATGAAGGATTTATTGTTAGACGACTATTGTCTTCTGTTTTAAATACCATCATAGACTTTCCATTTAAGAGCTTTGTACCTTTATAAAGTACTCTCCTAAATTCTTTTCCATCATTTGTTCCTACTGTATAAACTTTATTTTCATGCAGAAGAGAATGAATCTCTCCATAGTTATTATTTATCTTTTTCATTTTTGATACCTCTTTTAAGTTTTGCTAAAGATCCTTTATAATTTCCATTGTGAATCATTTGATCATCTATAAGAGTTGTTACTTTTTCATATGTTTCTTTACTATTTTGCTTAGCAATTTCTAAAATTTCTTTTATTTTTTCATCAGATAATTCTAGATCTTCAACCTGGTTCTTATAAATATCATCCCCTATATTCATATACATATTAAATGCTTTTTTCATTGTGTCTGTATTAGATGCTTTAATATCATTTCCTACATCAACAAATTCATTAGTACCTTTTTTCTTTTGTATTCTATGAGCTGCTACCATATCTCCATATCGCCAAACTCCATTATCAAACCACTTTAATCTTCCATGTACTACATATGCTTCAGATCCTAAAGCTTCAGAATTAATTATTTTCCAAGACCAACCAGGAAAATATTTATCTGCTAAATTTTTCATATATCCTATTTCTATATAATCTAATCCATTTTTCTTTTTTACATATACTTTAGGAGTTGGTATTCTGCTTATATCTTCATGTACTTTAGTAATAGACTCTTTTATAATTTTAGCTGATTCTAACAATTCGTCAGTAACAGCTATTGCTTTATCTTTCATTTTCTTTCCTTTTATTTACTTAAATTGCTTGGACAAATATCGCTAAATTGACAATAATTACATTCCCAATTTTCAAATGGAACTCCTTCGTATATTTCTGGTTCCAATTCGTCTTCAAAACTTTTTCCAAATTCTTCTAATAATTCATTTAATTCTGACCAATATTCTAATGCTTTATTTATCCATTCATTACTAACTATTCTTTCTTTCATAATGCTAGTGTTTTTATTGTAATAAACAAGAAACATATTTATTTTATCTGGTTTAAATTTTTCTTTAATACCTAAAGCATAAGTACCTAATTGTAATTTATAATTACTATCAGCATTAGGTTCTCTATTCTTTTTAAGACCAAACATTTTTTGCCATTTATAAGCAGCTACTGTTTTTAAATCATAAAGATTAAAATGTTTTAAATCTCCTTTTTCTATCATTTCGCCAGCATCAAATGTTCCAACTATATTTAAAGAACTTATTTCAATTTTTACTTCTGAGTAAATTTTTTTATTAGCATTTTCATCTTGATATTTTATTAAAGCTTCTTCCATATCTTTATGTACAATTGTTCCAAGTCTTAATATTTTTAAAGATTTTCTGTCATTTGCATTATTTATATCAAATTCTTCTGTTTTAAATTTGTAATAAGAATAAAGTTGTTTTCTGTAACAACTTCCAGCTGCAGATGCGTGAAAAACATTAGATTCAGAATTTCTTTCAGTTTGTTTAATTTTGTTTACGGCATTAAGATAGTCACAATAGATATTTTCTATGTTCATTTTGTCTCTCCTTTTTATACTCTAAATTTAGCAATAATTGAATTTATCTTCAATGCTTAAATGAAAGGACTAGGTAGCTTCCACCTATTTCCTAATTAATTAGCGTTTCAGCCCTTTCATATTTTTTACAATGTGTTCATGTCTATTTCTTTAAAACTGTCAGGTAAAGGTTTAGGCAATTCATCATTATCTTCTGATTGTTTATGTAATTCATCATATCCCAATACCCATTTCAATGCCATTACCCATCCATAATTGATTGATCTTGCCTTAATTGGTACATTATCAAGATAATTAGACGAACTAGATTTATCTAGACATTCTGTTAATTTAATAAATATATCGTCTTTCTTTTTCAAGCTTAAGTTGCTCATTTATTACTCCTCCTCAAATACTAATTTTACATTTTGTCGGTTTGCTATTGATTTCAATAATATTTCAATATAGTACCTATCATCTGATTTAACTTCTTCTAACCTTCCAGTATCCATAAAATAATCAAAAGCATCATCTATTTGTTTTTTAGTTACTTTATTTAACATCGTTTGACCCCCAATAAACTTCTTCCCATATATCATTTAATTTGTCATGTATATGACCTAAAAGTTCTCTATCTTTCTGCTTTGTCCATGTGTTTACAAAAATGTGTATAGCAACAATACATAATGTTGTGAATTCTAATCCATTTTCTACAAATATATGCCAAGCATAGTTAAACCAACTAGGATTATTCATTGTTTTTCTCCTTTTTCTTTTTTATAGGTTTTCTTTCTGGCATTATAACAGGCATTGGAGCTGTGAATTTTATTTTTTTCCCTTTTTTATCTGTTACATATCCTCTTTTTCTAGATTTAGATATTTGCCTAGATGTTATTTCTTCATATTTATTTAGCCTATTATTAAGATCTTTAGCTAAATTTTCGTTTGTTAATTTTGTTTTATCTTTCATTTTTTATCCTATTTTAAATCCGCCTGATTCTTCACAGAATTTGGCAAATTCTATTGTAAAATCTCTTTCAAACGGATAGTGTTTTTCAAAACTTCCATCTTCTAGATTGTTTAAGTACTCTTTATATTCTTTTTCGTGTTCTTTTATTTTGCCTTTTTTATCTAAATCATATATTCTATCAGCAATCTTATTAGCTTTTTGATTAGTTATTTCATGCCAATCGTTCCATTCTCCTCTTTCTTGATCTTTTTCGTTCAATATATCATCACAATTATCACAAACAAATTTCCATAATGGTCTCCACCACCAAACATTTGCTCTGAAATATTCTCCTTTTTTTGATATTGGATCTACTCCATTTAAATCAAATCCCATTTTACACCTCCTTTGGTATGATTGGGGCGATTAATCTTTTAGTAATAGTGCATTTTCTTTTTTCTTCTGTTTCAAGAACGCCTTCTTTCTTTAAATCATTAACTCTACCACTAACTGCATTAATATCATAATTTGTCATTGATGCTATCTCTCTTAAAGAAAGACCTTTGTTATGTATATTGAAGTGTTCTTCTACAACCCAAAATATTTTATGTTTTTGTGTTCTAGCTGTCCCTTCTTCTATGATTTGTTTGTATGCTATTAAGCTGGTTACTTCTGGCATTGTTGCCTCCCTTATCTTTTTTTATTGTTGTTTTTGTAATTTCTTATAGAAACTCTTAGCCAAATTTCAAAAGCGGCTAAATTTCTTTGGTCATCCCATTTATTTTTTTCACGACCTCCTATATTAAATTTCATATCTTTATTTAAACTCCAAAATTCTTTTGGTGTGTAATCATTCTTTTCATCATATTCAGTTGTTGTTTTCCATTCATATAAAACAAACAAAAGATTTCCATCTTCACTTAAAAATGTATATTCACCAGATGCTTTATCACTTCCAGGGTCTCTGTCTCCAAATGTTTTTATTACATCTATAGGTTTTAATTGTATGTTGCCTACCCAGCAGGTTCCATTTCCAATTTTTTGTGATTTTATATAATCTATTCTATCGAATTTTGTTATAGCCATGTTTTTCTCCTAATTGTATATGCAAATTCCCAAGTTTTTTCAGGGTCTACCATCCAAGATCTTTCTTTTATTTCAAATTTTCTTGAATCACAATGATTTTGTAAATATTTAAGATCTTTTTTTTCTATAAAATCATAATCTCCATTAATCATATATCTAATATCATTATTATTTGTTTTAAATTGAATTTTCTTTCTTTTATATCCTTTTATTCCTAATAATAATAATATTTTATTTTCTATTGGTTTTAATACATTGATATTTGGCATGTGTTGCTCCTATTTATTGCATTGTAGTGTTGTTATTTCTGTTTCTGTTTGTTTTAAACTGTACTCTAGTCTTGCTATTTCAGTTTCTTTCATGTTTATTATATCACGCTGTCTTTTAATAATAGCATTTTTCTCAGCATTGTATAAACAAGCTGAAACTATTATAAAGCCTATGATTAAATGGTATGTTATCATTTTTTACCTCTATGATTTTAATAATGAGAATTCAGTTTTTTCTAATGGTGTTAAATCATTAGCTCCGCTTCTAATATAACTAGCAGAATAATTTCTTGAAGATGCAGTATGTATTGCTCCATATTTATCTTTTAAGAAACTATTGCAAAGTAGTTCTTCAAATTTGTTTGGATCTAGAACAGATTTAAAACACAGTATCATTATTTTTAATATATTTTCAGCATCATCATTTTCACATTCTGGATTAGCCATTCTTCTTTTTACTATATCTATATAAAGATTTTCTATGATTCTTTTAATATCATTTATTGTGTATTCAGCCTCATACTCTTGAAGTCTGTCAATTTCTTTAGTGTATCTTTGTGTTCTTTTTATTAAATAATTCACAGTTTCTACAATATCACCATCTCCAAATATATCTACGGCCTTTGAGAATTCTCTCCATTCTGTTTTTTTATCTTTATTCATAATCAGCAAACCTTTGTCCTATCATTCCATGATTACAAAATCCTTTAGCAATTCTTTTTGTTTTTTTTATCGAATCACTATTTTTTGTTTTAGGTGAGCTTTTTAAAGTATTTCTAAGTCTTTTCCATTCTTTATGTGATCTATTCTTTTTTCTATGTTTGCTTATTGGCATTTTTTCTTTTCCTTGTGTTTGTTATTATTAAAAAGTTGTAAGAGTGGTTGCATATTTATGTGAGTGCAGAAAGGATTAAAAAACTCACAACCCAATGATGCGGTATCGGGTATTATACAACCACCCTTTAAAAACTTGGGGGATCGCTCACGGTTTTACGCCTGTTGATTCAGAGTGTCTGGAAGATTAACACTTAACGAGAATCCCCCCATTATTAACTATGCGTACACGATTAGTGCTTTTCAGCCTAATCCACCACAACCTATAATAATTATCCACTAATCTGGTTTACCCAGCTCCCTCTGCATAGTTAAAATTTAGGTGGCATCAGTCTTTCTTAGAGCCAACCAAGAAAGAATATATAATTTCATTTATTACAAAAGTAATCCACATTCATACCTTTGTTAATAATTATCTAACGCCACCCTTGTTCTAATAAGTTTAATATTAATTCTTGTTGTATAGGATGATGGCAACAATTAATTGTAGCATACCTAATAAACTCATCATCATAATCATTTAATCTCCATACCTCAATAAGAGCAATAGCGTCTTCTATTCTTTCTTTAAAATTTTTTATATTTTCCATTATTAAATCCTTTTAAGCGAGTGATTGCTGATACTTTCACAGTTAGTTAGTAGTGTGTGGGACAGACATTATGGAGTACAATATATCTGACCATTGTGAGATGACAACAACCACTCACTTGTTATAAAGTTAATGCCCAAGTTATAGACATTCATATATATAATAAAGAATAAAAAAGGGGGAAAAGTCCCCCTCTTTCCTTACATCCCCTCTTCTGTTGCTAGATCATTCATCTTCTCTTCGAGTTCACCACCATTCAAATCATCTGGTGTTTCAGTAGTAAGGTATTGAAAACCACTATTGGTATGTTTAACCAAGTGATATTGTGTTCCGTCGTGATCAATAGTCTCATCACTTACTTTTGCTTCACACGGTACAATCTTTTCTTTACCATTGTCTAGTTTTACAGGGGTTAATACAGTTACATCTGTTGCCATTTCTGACTCCTATTTTTAAGTTAACTAAAAAGCGGATTCTCATAATCCTCTTATTGGGTTTACGGGCTAAGTATGTGTGTATTTCAAAATCCTACAATTTTTTTAGTAAATAGAACTTGGTCAATAGTGTTTGTATTAGCTTGATTTTTGTTTTAACTTTAAGGGTGGTTATAGGGAGGGAATAAAAAGGTATAAAATATGAAAGAGACAAAATCCAAAAAATCTACACCTAAAAAAGACTCGACAGACTCTCGGTTTGATCTTCTTCTTAAATTGTCTGAAAAAAACAATGACACTATTAAAACTATTATAGATTTAGTAAATTCATTTGACAATAGATTGAAGAAAGTTGAAAACCGAATGGGTCTATAATTGAGTAAAGTTATAAAAGAATTATCAAATCTATCTTATGAAAACCAAGTAAAAGTTTTAAAAATGGTATCTACAAAATTAGAACCATTAGAAATAGATAGTAAAATATATATGATTCCGATTGCTGTAAGCGATCTTATTGATAATTTACTTGATCAAATATATGATCTTAGAAAACAACACCACCATCTAAAGTCTTCCATTGGAAAAGAGAGAAATTAAAGGAATATCTCATTTCGTCTATGAAGACATAGATGAATTTAGAGAACATCATCCTAATACAGTTGTAAGGCCGAATTGGAGAGATTCGGATGAAGGAGATTGGGTTTATAGCGATGATGGTCGTATAATCCAATTATTAAAAGTTAGCAAAAAAATTAATCATCCAAATGATAGGGTAAGATATAAATTTGCCAAAGGATGGGTAAGGACTGTTGTGGGAAGTTTTTTAAACAGAGATAATGTTAAAATGGATACAGACTTTAATTCGCATCCCAATAGATATACTTTTAGTAAAACATTAAAAGATCCAAATAAAAGAATTAGAGAAAGAACAAAAATAACTAACAAAGAAAAAGAATTTGCAACAAATATTGTAATAGGGCAAGGAGCTGTTGATGCTTATAAAAATGCTTATAAAGAAATGTCAGATCAGAAAGCTAGAAAAAAAGCAACAATATTATTAAAACAGGAGAGGGTAATGAAAGAAATAGAAAAATCTGTTCTTGATGTGGCTAAAGGGTTGGGAATAGATCACGAATATATATTAGGAAAATTAAAAAATCTTGCAGATTTTAGTGAAGACGATAATATTATTTTGCAATCAACTAAAGAATTAGGAAAAATTGTAGGAACATCTGGTAATAATATTAAACAAAAAGAAACAGGTCTTATAGGCGTTTTTCAAGGATTTTCACCAGAGCAGCTAGAAGGAGCAGAAAGAAAACAAATTGAAGCTTCTACGGAGGAAGAATAATGGCTGTAGATGATTTTACAATGAACGATGAAGGGGCTATTATAGGATGCCCTAAATGTAAAGGAAGATCTTTAAGAAAAGATGGGTATAAATACAGAGCCACAAAACCTAGAAAACAATTATGGAAATGTTATTCTTGCGGATCTAGAACATTAAATCCAGATATTATAGAACCTCCAAAATTTAAAGTAGAAAAAAAATATGAGGATGCAGTAGAAGATATTCCAATAGATGAATTAATATCACATAGAAAAAGAAAGTTTGAAGTAAAAAAAGGAGCAAGAGCTAAAAAAGGATTAATAAATATTGATATTAATATTAACGGGCCAATAGGGATTGCTCATTTTGGAGACCCTCATGTAGACGATGATGGAACTGATATATCTCAAATACTTGCATATACAGATCTTATTAATAATACAGAAGGAATGTTCGCAGGAAATCTTGGGGATATACAAAATAATTGGATAGGAAGATTAGCTGCTCTTTACTCACAACAATCTACAAGCGCAAAAGAATCTTGGAGGCTTACTGAATACTTTGTATCTAAACTAAGTTGGATATATCTAGTGGCTGGTAATCACGATGTCTGGTCTGGCGATGGCGATCCATTAGAATTTTTAATGAGGGATCATAGAGGAGTGTATGAAAGATGGGGAGCTAGAATGAATCTAAGATTCCCTAATGGAAAACAAGTAAGAATAAACGCAAGGCATACTTTTAAAGGAAATTCTATTTGGAATACTGCTCATGGTGTGTCTAGAGCAATCCAAACAGGGTGGAGAGACCATATATTAACTTGTGGACATACTCATGTTTCTGGATACCAAGTTTTAAAAGATCCTTCAAGTGGATTAATTAGTCATGGACTTCAGGTCGCTTCTTTTAAGATGATTGATAATTACGCTGATAAATTAGGATTAGACGATAAAAATATATTTAATTGTCCAGTTACAATTATAGATCCTAGATACGAAGATCACGATAATAGATTAATTACTACAATATTTGATCCAGAAAAAGCAGCTGGCTATTTAACTTATTTAAGAAAAAAATGAAAAAAGTTCCTAAAAAAATAAAATACAATTTAGATGATGGTATAAGATATTTAAAAAATTATAAAAATGAATTACCTAGTAATCTATACACCCTTACATCTAAAGATGTTTTTCATTTAAAAAGGATGTTTGCTATTATAGAAGGATTAGAAATTCCAGAAAAAATAACTACAAAAGCTTAATGGCTAATATAAATACACAAAATGTAAATAAAGCAGAAGAAGCTCTTGTAATGGCAAGTAAAGATCTTATTTCTTTTGGAAAACTATTTTTACCTGACGATTTCCTGAGAAGTGAAACTCCATTTTTTCATTTTGAAATGGCTGATGTTATTGACAATAGAAATATTAAGCAAGTTGCTATTATTATTCCCAGAGGACATGGCAAAACTGTTTTAACAAAAGCTTCAATTATTAAAGACTTTGTTTTTTGTGATAAAAATAATTTCTTATTTTATGCTTGGGTATCCGCTACGCAAAAACTAAGTGTAGGAAATATGGATTATGTTAAGCACCATTTAGAATTTAATGACAGAATAAAATATTATTTTGGAAATCTAAGAGGAAAAAAATGGACAGAAGAGGATATTGAGCTGTCTAACAAATGTAAATTAATAAGTAAATCAAATGTAGCTGGTATTCGAGGTGGAGCAAAACTTCACAAAAGATATGACCTTATAGTATTAGATGATTTTGAACATGAGCAAAATACAATAACAAAAGAAGCTAGAGATAAAAATGCTAACCTTGTTACAGCTGTTGTTTACCCTGCTTTAGAACCTCACACTGGTAGATTAAGAGTAAACGGGACTCCTGTTCATTATGATTCTTTTATTAATAATCTTTTAAATAATAATGCAAAAGCAATAAAAGATAAAAAAGAATTTGCATGGAAAGTTATAACATACAAAGCAATATTAAATGACGGTTCTTCTCTTTGGGCTTCATTTTTTAATTCTAAAAAATTAAAAGAAAAAAAGAAATTTTACGAAGATTCTGGACAACCTCAGAAGTTCTTCCAAGAATATATGATGGAAGTAATGAGTGAAGAAGATGCCATTTGGAGAAGAGAACATATTAATTATTGGGATGGATATTATAAACATGAAAATGGAATAAATTATATTGTTAAAGATGGAGATGAAATTCCTGTAAATACATTTATTGGATGTGATCCCGCTACAGATATAGATACAAAACATAGTGATTTTTCTGTAATTACTGTTATTGCTATAGATTCTAATAACGAACTTTATGTTTTAGAATATGAAAGACACAGAAGTGTTCCAACCATCGGATCTAAAAGTCCTTCGACTGGAGAGATACTTGGAAAGAAAGGGGTGGTAGATATGATACTTGAATTACATCAAAAATATAATTGTATGTCATCAACTGTTGAAGATGTTGCTATGAATAGAAGTATATTCCAAGCATTAAACGATGAAAGAAGAAGACTAAATAAATTTGATATTGCAGTAATTCCAGAGAAACCTGGCGGAACACAGAAAAGAAATCGCATTTATAGTGGACTTTCGGCTCGTTTTAGTACTGGAACTATACATTTACGGAAAAATATGTTTGATTTAATCAACGAAATTCTTACTTTTGGGCCGAAAATGGCTCACGATGATACAATTGAGAGCGTTTATTACGCACAAGTTCACTCTTTTCCTCCTAATATGAAAAAGGATAAAGAGAAAAAAAGATGGTTTAAACCAAAAAGAAAAGCAAAAAGTTGGATTAGTTCATAATGGCAGGAAAATCTACACACGATATATCAAAACCAAAAAGTATGAAACAATCGTCTCTTGAAACAAGAGCTTCTATGGGATCAACTCAAACTGATGTTGGAGGCCCTAAACATTCTTATTGGCAATCATTTATACCTCAAACAAAATCTTTCGTAAAAAAGAAAGCTAGAGTTTTATATTCACAAAAAAGGAGATAATATGCCACAAGGAAAAGGTACTTATGGGACTAAAGTTGGAAGACCACCTAAAAAAACTAAAAAAAGAATGGTAAAAAAAGCTAAACCTATGAAAAAAGTTAAAAAAAGAAAATACTAAATTGTTAAATCAAAAACAAATCAAAGGTATTATAAAAGATACTCTTGAATCAATAGACTTATATAGTAAAGAAGCTTTAGATCTTGTATATAATACTGGTTTAGTTGAAAGCAATTACAAGTATTTAGAACAAGTGAAAGGGCCTGCTAGAGGTCTATGGCAGTGCGAGCCATGGGTGGCTGTAGATATTTGTAAGAATTATCTCAAATACAGAGAAGCTCTAATGAAAAAAGTAGCTTCTGCTTGTAAGTTAGAATGGTTCTATTTTTTAGAGCCAATCGAAACTGATTGGAATGATATTCTTACTTATAATATAGCTGCTCAAATCGCTATGTGCAGATTGCATTATAGGAGAGTTCCAAAGCCTCTTCCAAAAACAGTTCCAGATCAAGCTAACCAATGGAAAACATACTACAATACATCAAAAGGCAAAGGCACTGTTGGAAAATTTATACAAATGGTTGAACATTTAGGACAATAATGGCAAGAAAATCTAAAAAACTACCTCAAGAAATATCTAATTTATTTCAAAAAGCAAATAGTAGCGAAAGACAATTGTGGGAATCAAACGCTCAAAAAAGTTATGAATTTTTCTTAGGAGAACAATTAACTAGCGAAGAAAAAGACGAATTAAGAAATGGAGGGATGCCTGACTTTATTATAAATAGAATAACTCCAGTAGTTGAAATGATGAAATTTTTTGCAACTGCAAATACTCCTAGATGGCAAGCTGTAGGGTCTGATGCAAGTGACTCTGATGTAGCAGCTGTACATTCCGATATTGCTGACTATTGTTGGTATAATTCAAATGGTGGTAGTATTTATTCTAGTGTAATTCAAGATGCTTTAGTAAAAGGCATTGGATATATGCAAGTTGATGTAGATCCAGATCAAGATAGAGGAATGGGAGAAGTTATATTTAATAGTGTAAATCCTTTTGATGTTTTTGTTGACCCTACTTCAAGAGATTTTTTATTTAAAGACGCAAGTTATATTATAGTTAAAAAAGACATTCCAAAAGAACAATTAAAAAGATTGTATCCAGACTTTAAAAGAAAAATAAATTCAGCTAATTCTATTAATACTAATGTTTCTCAAGGATATTCTTCTAGGGATCTTGATGATAGTGTAATGACTTTTAGGGAAGAAATAACTACAGCGTATAAACCAAATTCAGAAGAAGATGTAATACTTGATTTATATGAATGTTATGTTAAAGAAAAAATTGCTTTTGTTAATATATTTGTAAATATGCCTCCTACAATGGAAGAAATGGATGAGATTCAAAAAAATGTAGAAGAAGAAATAGTTGATTTTGCAAAAGAAATGGAAGTTCAAATAGTAGAACAAGAAGGAAAATTAGCAGAAGCTGTTGAAAAAGGCGAAATGTTATCAGAAAGAGCTCAGCTTGAAATAGAAAGATTTAAAAAAGATGCAATCCAACAAGTTGAACAAAGAAAAAATATATTAACAAGTCAATTAAAAGAACAAAAATCAAGAATTGAAAATAGAATTGTTTTAGAAGAAGAGTATAAATTATTAATGGAAGATGAAAATCTTTCTTCTAATATTGTCGATGCTGTTAAATTTTATGAAAATAGAATAAAAATGATTGTAGTAGTTGGAGATAAATTGCTTTACGATACTATTCTAGCAATTAAAGAATATCCTATTGTTCCATTTGTATATCAACATACTGGAACCCCTTACGCTCTTGGAGCTGTTTCTCCTTTAGTTGGTAAACAACAAGAGATAAATAAAGCTCATCAAATAATGATTCATAATGCAAACCTAGCTTCTAATTTAAGATGGTTTTATGAAGAGGGGTCAATTCCAGAAGAAGAATGGGAACAATACTCATCAGCTCCTGGGGCTTTGTTAAAATATAGACAAGGGTTTACTCCCCCTACTCCAGTTCAACCTCTTCCTTTAAATTCAGCTTTTTATGGAATTACTCAAAATGCAAAACAAGATATGGAGTATACATCTGGTGTTTATTCTTCTATGCAAGGAGATACTGGTTCTGGGCCTGAAACATATAGAGGTCTTTTAGCTATGGATGAATACGGAACAAGAAGAATTAAATCTTGGATGCAAAATATAATTGAACCTTCTCTTGAACATTTAGGAAGAATATTTAAAGACTTTGCTCAAGACACATATCAAGCTCATAAAGTATTTAGAATAGTTCAACCAAATAATATTAATCAAGAAAAAATGGTTGAAATTAATGTTCCTATTTATAATGATTATGGCGATGCAATAAAAAAATGGAATGATTACGCATCTGCAAGATTTGATATAAGAATTATGGGAGGATCAACTCTTCCATTAAATAGATGGGCTTTGCTTGAAGAATACTTTAAATGGTATCAATCTGGATTAATAGATGATATAGCAATGCTATCAGAAACAGATGTAAGAAATAAAGAATCTATTATTAAAAGAAAAAGCATTTATATGCAATTACGCAATCAAATAGAAGAATTATCAAATATTGTGACAGATAGAGAAGGAACTATAGAAACGCTTGAAAGACAATTAGTGCAATCTGGTATTCAAAATAAAGTAAAAGATGCTGATGTTAAAATGAAAAAAGACTTACTTGATACAGAAGCCGCACAAACTATGTTCAGAGACAAACTACAAAACGATACAAACTTAAAAATAAAAGAACTAGGTTTGGCAGTAAATAATGCTAAAAAAGATATTGCTAAAAAATAGTTTCCTTTATTTATAGTTTGTATTATAAATTAAGGAGTAATTATGACTGAAGCTAATACAGACAACCTAGAGGCAGATATATTTGCCGACAGCCCTGAACAAAGTGAAAGTCAAGGCGCTGACAACTTTTTTGAAGCTCTTGACCGCAAGGTAAATCAAGGTATACTGGAGCCTGAAGAGGAAACAGCCGATAACCATGTTGAACAACAAGAATTAGAGACAACCTCAGAAATGAGCCCTCAAGAAAATTCTGAACAACAACATGATTGGGAGAAGAGGTATAAAGATTCAAGTGAAGAAGCTAAAAGATTAAATCAAAAAGTTTCTGAATTTGAACCATTTTTACCGATTCTTAACGCAATGAAGCAAGACCCAAATCTTATTTCTCATGTGAGAAATTACTTTCAAGGAGGCGGAGAAACTCCTAAAAGTATCAAAGAACAACTTGGATTGGGTGAAGATTTTATCTTCGATGCAGATGATGCTATTGCAAATAGCGATTCTGATTCTTCAAAAGTGCTTCAATCGGTTATAGATGGAGTAGTTCAAAGAAAGTTGTCTGGGTTTGCTCAGCAACAACAAAAAACTGCTCAAATTCAATCTCAGGAATCTGAATTTAAACAAAAACATAATATGACCGATGAACAATGGAAAGAGTTTAAAGATTATAGTAATTCTAAATCTCTTACCCTTGATGATATATACTTTTTAAAGAATCGTAATAATCGTGACAAGCAAGTCGCTTCTAACACTCGACAAGAGATGAAAAATCAAATGGAAAGAGTTAGAGCAAAGCCTCAATCTGTAGCCAGTACAGGTAGTCAAGGGACTCCAAAAAAGTCTCTTGATGATAATATCTTTGATTCGATTTTGGGTATCGACAAAGAACTGGATTCAATGTTTACTTAAGCATTGATGACATAAAAAAAAGGTATATTAATCATGGCTGATTATTTTGGAATCTCTGATTCTACCAGTTTAACTGAAAGTACCGCTGGGATAGTAGATCCAAGTGGAAATCTTAGTACTGGTGATCTTCGGAGAAAATATAACTTTGGCGATAGAGTTAGCGAATTAGCAATTGCACAAGACCCATTTTTTCGTTTTGTTTCTAAATTAGCTAAAAAGCCAACTGATGACCCTCAGTTTAAATTCACAGAAAGAAGACCTTCTTATCATAAGCGATATGCATATGTTGTAGCTCATGGAACAAGCTCAGGAGGCATGGCCTCGTCAGATGCTACAGTTCTTTCAGCTAATGTTGAAGAAGGAGATACTTATTATGTAAGAATGATGTCTGACTACAAGAACGATGGAAACATCGGTCAAGTATATGGATCTTCAACTTCATTACGAGTAGGTGATAACGGAACTAGACCTAATTTCTTTTTACCCGGTCAAATGGTAAAAATCCCTCTACAAACTACAAATGCAAACGCAGCTACAGCTGCTAATGCGTTTTTAGTAGAGGATTATCTTGTGGGTAGAATAGAAAGTGCAGATTCTAATACAGAAGGAACAGTTTCTGCTACAGCTAACTCAGTTGATTTGAAGTTAACTATTGTAAGACAATCTTCTGCTGATGCAGAATTATCTGGTTGGGGAGCTGGTGGAACTGCTCAAAAAGACCTATCTGCAAATACTAATGATGCTGAAGCTGCTGAATGGAAAAACTTTACTGTTCAACAACTTGAAACAGCTCGTTGTTATGTAGTTGGTAATTCTTGGGGTCAAGGAACTGGATACCCAGAAACTTGGCAAGATAATCCTTTCTCAACTGGAAGTGGTTTAACTCAAATTTGGAAAACTGCTATGGCGATGGATAACACAACTCGTGCTACTGTCCTAAAGTATGAACCAAATGAGTTTGCAAGAATCTGGCGTGAAAAGTTGATTGAACACAAATGGGATATTGAAACATCCTTATTGTTTGGAAATCAATATACAGACGCAGCAGGTATTCAGTATACTCAAGGTGGAGTGGATTATGTATTAAGTTACGGAAATCAATTTGGTTTAACTTTATCAAGTAAAACTCAAGATGATTTCTTAGATGACTTATCTCAATTCTTAGATCCTCGATACAATAACTCAGCAGCTACAATGTTCTTCTGTTCTACAGAAGTATTTAACTGGTTGCATAAGTTAAGTGGATATTTTGCTAACAATGTTGGTATGGTAAAACCAGGGGCTTCGACACCTGATGCTTCAGGTAATTCCTATGGTAGAGCTAATATTGATATGGTTGGTAAAAAGAGAGCATTTGGAGTAGATATTACAGTTATTTCAACACCTTATGGTGAAATGAATGTAGCTCGTAATGTTCACTTGGATGGATCTCCAGTAAAAATATTTGCTTGTAACATGAGACATTGTTCTTATCGACCATTGGTAGGTAATGGACTAAATCGTGATACAGCGGTATATGTTGGAGTTCAAACTCTAGAAAATAGTGGTATTGACCGAAGGGTCGATTTAATTCAAACAGAAGCTGGGATGGAATGGTCAATGCCAGAATCCCACGCTGTCTGGACTTAAGGAGGTAACAAATGGCAATCCCTCTATACGGACAAAATAAAGATGGTGACTTAATCAATGAAGCGGCAAAAGACCTAAAACAAGTTTATCGTTTTGGAACTTTACCAGTAATAGTTGATGCTCAACATAATGAAAACCAACTACCTGACGGAACAGCGAGTGATAAAGTACTTCATCAATATGCTGATGGATTATGCTTAACTGCTTGCTATATTGGAACTCAAACTATAGATAACCCTCAAGCTAATACATCTGGAATAGATTATTCTTATGATGGTGCTGACGATGAGGGAATAGCTTGGGTAATGAGCGATGAAGCTGTAAAAGGTCGTGAAGGTATCGACAGATTTACAGTAGGTAAACAGGCTTTTAGCGCAAGCTTAAAGATGTCATTAGCTGATGTTAGTGATACTGATGACTGTTTATTTGGTTTCAGAAAAGTTGAAGCTCATCAAGCTGCTGTTGATGATTTTGATGAAATGGCTGCATTTAATATTATCAGTGGAGATATTAAAACTGAGACTATTATTAATGGAGCTTCTACTGTGACTACAGACATAACAAGTGGAGGTGGTGATAATGCAGGTAATTGGGCTGATGCTGGCGTGCATACTTTAAAAGTATCCGTAAGCAAAGCTGGAGCTGTAACTTATCAAATCGATGCAAAAGACGCAAGTAGCGCTGTTGCTTATAGTTTTGACATAGGAGAAGTTGTGACACCTTTCGGGTATCATTTACATGCTGCTGCCTCAGCTATGGGAATAGTTCTTCAAGAGTTGATTGTTGAATCTGATAAAGGTTCAATGGAATAGTAACCACTCTAAACAATATATGGAGGTCTTCGGGCCTCCATATATAACAAAGATAAAATATGGCAACATTTGAAGCACAAGTAGAAGCTTTAACAACATTAACAATAACTGGAAGCAGTATTCCAACGGAAGGGCAATTAACTCAATTTTTAAAAGATGGAGTAATTGATGTTACTAATAGATGGATTGCTGTTAACCCACAAGATGAAAGACAATTCATGGCTAAAACTGCTAGTCAATCAAGTCAAGGTGTTAATTTAAACGGAGCAAAGATTATTAGTGTTTTAAGAGAGCAAACAACTTGGGATTATCCTTCAGCTACAGATGATGATGCAGATTCAACAGCTTGGAGAAAATGTAGATTAATTACAGCTGATATGATTAGTTCAGCTCAAATAAAAACAAGTCTGCATTATGCAGATGCAACTAGCCCTGTTTATTGGATTGACGAAAATAACAAGATAAGAGTTCTTCCTGCTCCAGATAGTTCAGGTGATGGTTATGTAGTTTATTATGTTAATAATATTCCTCAAAGGGCAGATGGAACAGCTCTTGTTTATAGTGATAGTGATTTAAAATATTTTCCTTCTAATAAAGTTTATTTAGTTCCTTTATATGCATCTATTAAAACAATAGAATCTAAATTAGCAAGTTTAACATTGTCTGAAGAAGATTTAGAATTAGCAAATGGATTAACAATAACTTTACAACATTTAAAAGATTGGTATTTTAAAAGTTTCTTACCAGATCCAAAATATCAATTAGCAAAAGCACAAATGCAATCTCAAGCAGCTCAAGGTAGTTAATATGAAAGTAAGAGAAGTAATGGAAAGAACAGGAATAGATAATGCAAGCTTGGCAATAGCTTGGATAAAAGATGCTTTTCAATTAATTCAATCAAATTCTAATAATAGTTCTGAAGTAAGTTATATGTCAGTAAGAGAGTCTTCTAGCAAAGACGATAATATATATATAATACCCGGCAACATACTTCAAATAAATAATGTTAGTGTAAAAGATACAAGTGATGGAAGGTATAAAAAAATTAAAAGATTAATAACTAGACCTAGTTACCTAATGGAAGATACATCCCCATGAGTTCATATGTAGATAAAGAATGGTTTTATCATATAGAAGGAAGAAATATTCATCTTTATAAATTATTAGGCCCTTCTGGTAGTGATAGAATATCTCAAAGTGGTGTATTAAGAACCAGAACTAAAGAATTAATGTATCCAGATGAAAATATAGTAGATGGACTAAGAATAGAGCACACTTCTTTTGATGGAACTTTTTCAACAGAACAATATGAAAGTAGGGGGTATTATTCTGGAACTGATGTATCATTTAGACAATCTTCTTCAACATCTATAGAATCTTCTACTAATGGGTTTTCTTTTAATGGATTACATGGAAATCATTTAATAAAATTAAGAGTAAGGGGATCTGCTAGTAATGATGGAGATTATCATATAAATACAACTGATGTCTATCATGGTGCTGGTCGAATAATAATATTAACAACTGGAAGTACCACTAGAGAGCTTAAATCTGAATTAGCTGGTAATTTAGTTACTATAGAACAATTGCCTAGCACTGATCATAGTGATGGATTTGGGCCCACAATAGGAAGATCTTTTGATCCTACTGTTGATAAAGATGGAAATGCATTATTTGATATACCTCAAGAAGATAATTATATAAATCTACCAAGAGGTCTATGTTTAGCTGTTGTAGATTATTGCAAAGCTATGCAAGCCGAAGATCGTGGTGATATTGACAAAAAAGAATATTTTATGAAAGAATTTTATAAAAAAATAGGAGACAATGAAAGCAACAAAAGAAAAGTATCAATGTCATTCCCAGCTTCTCCTTTTGCTGTAAAATAAGTAAATTAAATATAGTTTAATGCCTTGTGGCGGTGGTGGTGGATTAATAAGGAGTCATAATTATGGCTGACTTACACAAATATACAAGTAAAGAAGTATTAAATAAGGTACTTCTAGATTCAAGTGGTAATTCCGTATCCGCATTTTCACACACATCAGCAGAAGCTTTAAACGCAGCTTTAGACGCTACTAATAGCAGACTTAACGTATCACTAGCTGGTGGTACTATTACTGGAGATGTTACAATTAGTGGAGATTTAACAGTATCTGGAGGAGGTAGCCTTGCATATGATGAAATTGTATCTGGTACTATGATAATTGACAATGATTATACTGCCACTACAAGTGCAACAGAAAGAGTATTATATGTAGACTTTGACAAGTCTGGAGTAACAGCCTCTGGTCAAACTGCTAATTTAACTGGGTTAGCTTTACAATTAAATGATGGTGCTACTAATCATCTTTCAAGTACCGTCAATATGACTGGTTTAGATTTGGATGTTGTTTCTACAAACGACCAAGGAGCAACAAAAAATGTAGGCTTAAATGTCAATGTAAGTGGATCAGATACAAACTATGCAGCTATTTTTAATGGTGGTAATGTTGGAATAGGAACATCTACCCCAGCGGCTCGAT